TATAATTTTAGTCATTATTTCTTTAACAAAAAACGCTGGTCTTAATGCCTTAAACTGATAATCTTTTTTTGATGTGCTAACTGATGGAATATCAAAACTACAATTGCCATAATCAATTAATGGATAGATATAACCCTTTCCAAGAACCTTATTGTAATTGATTGTGTAATTGCTATCAGTTTCATTTACCAATGATTCAGCAATTGTAATTTCTGTGTAACGCTGGATTGTAAAAGGTTGTATGAAGATGTTTACAATTGTAAATGTTGCGTTATTGCTTGCAGTACCAGTTATAGAAAATGTTGCACCAACTTCCAAAGGAAGTATTGTGTTTATCTTTATCTTTTTTGTAGCAGCAGTAAAAGTTGTTGAAGATATTATGTTGTAAACAATTACATCATCCCAAGTTGTCAGAATGTTTGCAATCGTGTAAGAATGGTCATAACTGCTAAAATCTAAATCATCAATTCCATTATCATTATCAGTTATCTTCTTTGCACCAACCTTTGAAATAAAACCACCTAATTCACCGAACAAAGCAACTTCATATTCTACGTTATTACCATCAATAAAGATTTCAAGCAAACGAATCACACCCTTCATAACTGGCAATCCATTTATTTCGATTCTTGCCTTTGCTGATTTTGATGCATTAAAATTATACATCACATTGCTTTGACTATCAATAGTAAAATTGCTATTAGAAAATTCAAATATATTACCAAGCAATCTGTTATTATTTGCAGTTGCTGGAAGTATAATTGTCTTTGTAAATGAAGTTGATTTGCTATCAAGATTGTTTAAATCATCAACAGAATATGTTATCTGTTGTGAAAAATCTTGCTGAATATCAAGTTCATAATTTTCAATAAATAGTCTTGTCATCTTCTGTATCCGTATCTTGTTTGATTCATCGCAACATCAATTTCAAATGCTCGTAATCCGTTGTTGATGTTCTTTGAATATTCATAATTGTTATTAAGTATTGAAACTGGATAGAATTCGCCATCAAGTTCCAAATATATCTGTGGTGATATTATCAATTCGTGTAGCCATTCAAATTCTGCATCACTTGGATAATTCATTGTTAACTTGTACTTCCAGTTAATTTTGCTGCCATAATTAATTGATGATTCGTTGTATACATTATTTGAATTATAGTAATTAACTGAATTGCCATTGAAACTAAAATCACGCTTCGCAAATGTCTTACGTTCCAAATCCATTGATAACTTACTAACTAAACCAAAATTTGCAGTATCAAACATTCCCCAAGCATTTAAAAAATGCAGATTAATTGTTTCGTATTTAGGATTGCAAACAAGATTCACCTGAATAAAACTGCTATCTATTGCACTTTCAATTTTTACTTTATAATATTTTACTAATGAATTAATAACACTTGAACCAATTGTTTGATTGATAGCATTTGCACCAATATCCATTTGAACATAACCATTACTGGAATAAGTATTATTACCATTTCCACTTGCTAATAAATTATTACTTTGCCCATACGCTTCAAAAAATAAATCAAGTGTGCCACTACCTTTATAACCGATTAAAATCTTATCTGTGATTTTTGCATTTATAATCTTTGGTCTGTTTGAATACCAATTATTAGCAATTAAAGTTTGTTGCCTTCTGTTAAATACTGGTGGGATAAAATTGTATGCAGTTGTAGTACCTGATGCAAGATTTAGTGTTGTTAATCCGCTAAAATCTTCTCCAACACTTACCTGATATGTTAAACCAATTTGTCCACTTGTACTTGGTTGATTGATAAAACTTTTACTATTGCTTGCAACTGGTTGAAACCAATCATAGGTTATTTCATTTCTAACAACTTGGGATGCGTTAAAATATCCTTTGCCATTTGTAGGTTCAGGGAATACTTTTGTTCTTATCAACTGCTGCCCATTGTAGTAGATATCGTACACAAATTTAAAATCAGTTTTACCTGAATTGCTGGATGAAGCAATGTGCCATAAATCATCTTGAATTGAAACTTCGCCTGATGGCGAAACGAAACTAATTGCCATTATCTAAATAATTTAACTGAAATATTAACTGCATATTCATCTGCAATTTTCTTTTCTAATCCAACAAAAGATTGTTCAAGTGGTTGCTGCAAGAAGTTAGTTGTTTTGATACCAAATCTTCTAATCAAATACATTAACTTGTTTACCTTCAAATCTATCAATGATAACTTCTTTTGTTCACCACCAACTGCACCATATTTTCTAACATCACTAACACGAACCTTTGCCTTACCTGATTCAATGTATCTTTTAATGCTCTTTCTAAATTCGCCATTGCTTGATGTCTTTGCTGGATTGCTATACGAATAAGGTGATAATGGTGCGTTCTTGCTTGAACCCCAACCTTTGACACCTTTGTCAACATATTTAGCATATTCAACTACAAAAATATTCAATGTCTTGCTGCCATCACTTTCTTCAACTAAATCAAAATAAAGATTATCATCTGACTGCATTTCGCCTGATGCCGTTACCTGATACTTTCTAATGGATGCAACAAGATTAGTTTTAAACTTATTAGCATATTCTAACAGAATCGCATCAACACCTTTCATATCAACTTTTTGATATTGTGTTGTTCCAGTTTCATTTAAGAAATCAAGATTTATCTTCTGCGATTTATTTATGTCCATACTTATTCATCATTTTCTTTTCTTGTGCATTGTCAATTTCACGCTTCATTTTTAAATAACTTAAATCATTCAGGAATTGAAACACCTTCAAATTCCACACTTCATTTATACTGATATTCTCAAATTCGCTAACCATTTTCGCATTATATAACCATCCATAACTTCTTGTAAATTCATTAGAATTGTTTCCATCTGATTCAGATTCGTTGAGATGCTCTTGAAATAAATAGGTGAATTTTGTATTGATTTGCTGAAAACTGCGTAAAAAAAAACACACGATTGATATCCAGCAGCAAAATCAAACTGCAAGAATTGATTCGCCATCTTGCTATGATTTAATTCAATGTTCCTATCTACGAATCCATTTATTGTTAATCTAACTGGTGTACACATCGTTGCTAATATCAGATGCATATTGGAAATTATGTCTTGTGAGAATGTAGCAAGTTCTACATACTTACCAGCGTTCATTGGTGGTTTTGCCAAATCATAATTCAAACGATACCAACTACCATTCATTCTGATTATTGATTTAGGTTTAGCGTTATCAGATTTAGCATTGAATTCTTGAAAAGCATTATTAATGTCATTTACCAATTTCTTCTTCTTATCATCTTTCATCTTGTTCACTTCTTCTTCTGTCTTGCCAGTAAGACATTGCACCAGTAGTGTTGACTTTTCGCCTTCAGTACCTTCGATTTGACTGATGTTATAAAGTTCCTGAAACTTTTCAATGCTAATCTTCATACTATATAATGGATTTTTTTTGAAAAAATATATTAAAGAAATCGGTAAACACCTGAATACCTATGCTCATTCATACACTTAACTGCTAATGCCAATGCATTCACGCAGTCATCGTGAAAACCTGATGGTGCATTATACCTAACACCAGTTGCTGTAAACTGATATTCAAATATATCAAGTTCTTCTTTGATTGCACCAGCAGGGTAGAATACTTCTTTTTTGTGGATTTTAGAAGCAAGCAATTCCATCAGTTGTTGTTTGCTTGATGAAGTGTACTTAAACCCATACATTGAATTAAAATGCTTCTGCAAATCTTCTGTGATTGCATCACCAACACCAGTTGAATCAATCACGATTGGTTTGTTTTTATCCAATTTAATAATCTGTTCCTTTGTTGACTTCCAATCTTTTTGGAATCGTTCATAGTGTGATACACAACCATCAACATCAAGGCCAATGATAACAGACCAGTCAAATGATTTTGCCAAATCAATTCCAAAATACATTGCTTCTTTGTTTGATTGTTGTCTTACACAATCATTAATGTGATTGCTGCCGAATGGATTCGATGCATTTTCCATTGCATCGGCAAGATATTCTTGCTGAAATACTGCTGCTGGTATTTGATTTTGAGCATCAAGAATTTCGTGTTTATCAATGTAAGGATTATCAAAGGTGGTAAACTTGAATGATTGCCAATCTGATTCGCCTGACACACCTTTCAAGAATAGCGAATAGAAATAGTTTTTTCCTTTAGGTGTTGATAAAAACAATGCTTTACCAATATAATCGGTTAAAGTTGGTCTAATACTATTTAACCAGCCATCTTCTAAATCAGGTATAAATGATGCTTCATCAATCACAACTAAATGAAACTTGCGACCTCTTAAAGCATCTAATCGTTCACCAGTAAAGAACATAACCTGACCATCATTCGGAAAGTTGATAATCAAATCTGATTTGTTGTTTTCAAATGGAACAACTTTGATTAGTTTAGAAAAGAATGTTTTGGCAAGTTGGTAGGTAGGTGTGATGTAAGCAACTGAATGTCCTTTTAACGCTTCGTTGATTATTTCTATCTGTGATAATTCAGATTTGCCGAACCTTCGACCACAACAAACAACACGATATCTTGAAGTTGAATCAAGAATTTTTTGTTGGTTGATATGTGGTTTTGGTAGTTCAATTCTCATAGAATCGTTTTACCTTCTATGTAAACAATCTCAATTCTGTTGTCTGTGGTAATTTGTGCAGTTTCTTTTGGTTTTCCATAGACTCTTGTCAGCAATGTATCAATTGAATATAAACTTCCTTTTTCAAGTGATTTCTTCATTGCATTGGCAATTGTCTTTTCCAGTATCGTTGCTTGTGGATTTTTGTAAACATCAGCAAGTTCATCAATAGTCATCTGAAGCATAACCTGAATAGTATCATTGATTTCTGCGATACGATATCCTGATTCACGAAGTAATGTTGTAAATTTCTTTGGTCTGCCATTTGGATTATTGACAACACCTTTTTTGAATTGATGCTTAACTATATCTGATTTTGCCATTGTGCTTTTATTGTGCTATTAATTCAAATTCACATTTGCCATTTCTTCTTAATTGATAAACCAATGTATTTGTTTTTATACCTATAAAATCAGATGCTTCTTTTATTGATTTAAATGCATTGCCTGATAATTTATGTTTTACTAATTTACCTTCAGAAGAAAACCTATTATTCATTTTAGCGTGATTCATATTTTCTTTATGTGTACACCATTCTAAATTTTCATAATTGTTGTTATCAGGATTGCTATCAATGTGATTTACGTGATTTTTGTTATCAGTATTTATAACGAATTCAATAGCAACTAATCTATGTAAATAAAAATCTTTTGCTTTTTTGTTTTTGTATAATCTAACTTTTCTATGACCATAACTACAATGTTTCCAACCTCTTGTTATTTTATTAGTTCTTAAGTTTTTTATAAAACCATCATTTGAAATTTCATATAATGATTCATAATTTGTTACTGGTTTAAATATTTTATTTGTCATATTGTTATACCTACAATAATAATGCCATTTAACTATTATGTGACAAAATGCTATTATGAATATTTTTTAATTCATTCATATATTCCTTTTTATCACCTTTCAAAATGTGGCACTTTCTACATAATGCCATCAGGTTTTCAATTGTATCTTTATCTTCTGCACCACCCATTCCACGACAATCAATGTGATGTATATCAACTGCTTTACCACCACATAATTCACAACCAATGAAATCATCTTCACCATAACCGAAGTAATCAAAATAAACTTTAGTGTGTTTTTTCAAAGTTTTGATTTATAGTGTTCACATATCTTGTCAATCTTTGCGATGTAGTACAGATTAAAATCTTTGTATCCTTCTGAATTAAATTCAAAGTTTCTGTAAAGAATTGCTCTTAATCTTTGCGATGGTGATTTAATGCTATCATAATCAGTTTTTAAGGATTCAATAGTATCTGATTCATTAGATGTAAATGGTTCAGGTTTTAATCCTATGTAACAAAACTGCTGATTCAACTGAAATACTTCTGCTGCTTCTGCTGGTGATAGTTCTTGCGTTCCAATCGTTAACCGAATAGTTTTATCCTTTCTTGTGGCAAGTGATTCTATTTGACCAGCAATTAATATCATTTAAAAGTGTTTATAAGCGTTTTATCAATGTATTTTTCATTTATATACCAATCTTCAAACGCACCAAAAGAACATTGTACATCAGGCAGTATTAACGTATAACCTAAATCTTGCAACACCTTTCTTGATGGTTCAACAAATGTAGAATCAAAATAAGAATCTGTTTCATAAGTTATAATGCCGAATTCTTTTTTTGATTCCATAACACGAAGCAATGCTTTGTATGTGTTTAGTGGTGGTTCAATGTCTAACTGAAGATAATCGAAATACATTTGATTTAATTTAGAATAATCAAA